AAGTCATTGAAGTTGTTTCGGCGCTCAAGAAGTAGGCAGGGATACCGCAAGCTCTAGCCAATTCCAAGGCCACATATTGGCGAGCTTCAGCAAGTTGCATCGACTTAGGATCAAAGCCAAATTCTTTCAAATCTACATCAGCATTAAGAAATGCAGTAGAACGGGATTGACGAGCAGTTTTCCAAGCAGATAACAAAGACGAAATTCTTTCGGCAGTTAAGTTAGTTCCATTTGACTTAAGAACCATAGTTGGAGCAGGCTCTTTGGCATAATTAACTGCTGCGTTTTCAAGATAAACTGCTGCCTGAATAGTTTTGCCAGCGCGATGCAGTAAGCCCTCATCTGGGCCATCAAATCTAATAATTGAACCAACGCCAGAAATAGGAACTGGCTTTCCATCCACTTTATATCCTGTAATTGAATCGGTCTGAATATCAGTATCAACTGTAACGCGACTTGGTCTAATTCTTGTCCAAGCTCTAACGCGACCGCCATCTGTTGATGAATACATTTCTAAGACTTGCCCATAACCTGCGCCATACATCCAAATATCTTCAGCGAGCCAGTTATAAACAACAAAGCCTGCCACTCTTGGGTCTGGCTGATTAATAACGCGATGCGGATCTACATAATCACCAGTTATGCGATTAAAAGTTGTTAAAGGTAATGAACCGATAGTTCCGCAAATAATATTTCTAGCGCGAGCAACTGATGGAACGGACATAGCCAGCTGACGAGTTATTGATACTGGAGTTCCGAGAACGGAGAAGTAATCAAGATTTTGAAGAGGTTGCAAATTAGCAGCTTGAACATCAGTTACCATCGCTGGCTTTGCAGCTGCAACATTTGGAAATAGGAAATCTCTTATAGCACCCATTGCTTACATTGTAAGCGAGCCTACTTACACTATTTGAATATCTACTCCGCTTTCAGCCATCGTTGCATAGTGTGTCGCTAAGGCTGAAGCAATTGCTCCGCAAATAGTTGTATTACTTACTTTGCGACCCATTACCCATCCGCCATCACCGAAAGGGAGTTTGACGGCGGATAGGCATTGCTTGGTCAGCTCTTCCTGTCCCGAGTGAGCTAACCGCTGAGATGAAATTGCTCCCAATAATTCATCGCAGCTTTGGGCATAATCAAGGCCGTCTATTGGCTCAACTCTTATTCCAGCAGGAGCTAACCTAGCGGCTACCGCTGACGCCGTTCTAGCTGAATAGGCAACTAGCTGGACTGGATATTTTCTAACCCATTCGGCTACATCATTAGCCATTGCTTTATCATCCAGATTGGCAGGGTTATGCCAAGTCTGAAGCAATATCACTTGGAACTTATCGCCTTCAAGTCTTTGGCTGGCAACTAGGGCCGCTTGCTTTCTATCAGGGCTTAGATCAATAGCCAGCCAAGTATCTGCTTCAGGGTTGAGTCTAAGGCCCTCAACTTTGCAACTTTCCCATTGAGATGGATTGATAACTGGGTTAATAGTATCTACCCATTGGCATAAAACTTCTGTGCGCACAATATCTTCGGGGTCTGATAAGACGGCTCGGATATTATCTGGATGGACTGTAATGCCAAGTGATGGATTGGCTTGGCAGACACCTAGCCAGAAGGTTGGCGAGTTATCAAATTTAATACCGGTCGGAGCTGACCATTCAAACCAACCAATATCATCGTTAGCTCCATAAATAGCAGCCATAGCTCTTTCCCTAAGTTTATTTAGAACGATTGAGTGTTGATCTCCAGCATTTGAATAAACCCATATCTGAGGATTGGCTGAAGCCATTTGCGTATATCTCAAAGCAGACCAAACATCCTCATCTTTATACTCTCGAGCTTCGTCTAGGTGTATCGTTTCTGGAGCTGCAATGCCTCGACCAGCAGAGTTATTGGCCCTGACGATATATCGGCGGCCTTCAGTAAATTGAAGCTCCTGGAATCCTTTACTTTCTAGCTTCTTAGTAAATTCAGCAGCTAATCTAGGATTCTGTTCAATAATTCCATAGATCTTATAAAACAATTCAGCTGAAGTAGTTAGCTTATGAGCCGTATGGACTTGCAATTTCTCCTTCAATACATAGATTCTAAATAGGATTTGGAGCGCCATAAAGGTCGATTTACCTTGCTGACGAGCGCAAAGTAAAGTAACTACTGGGTGAGCCCAACGGCCGTCAGGTTTATATTTTAAGGTGTGATGAGCCAGCCATTGCTGCCAAGGCATCAGTTCAAAGCCGATTTCCTCGCAGAATTTAATCATTTGCTCGCCATAAGAGGGCAAATCATTGAGTTTAGTGTGGATTCGCGGTTCTGGCACACCTCGGTAAGCCGATTCGTCCCGAAGGCGGACAATCTCTCCCAATTCCGCCATTGCGATTTCTTTCATTCCGAATAGTGCCTAGCCGAGCCATTTTCAGGGAAAATCTTCCCAATGGGGGTCGTGGGTCTCCCTGCGCTCTCAAAAAAGCGGGGGGTCATACGATCGCGCTTACCACTATTGCAGGGATTACAAGCTGCGACCATATTCTGCGCTTCATCCGTGCCACCTTTGCTAATTGGAATGACGTGATCAACTGTAGTCGCTTCTTGTCCGCAATAGTGACAAGTCCAATAGTCGCGGTCTAATACTTCTTTGCGCACTCGTTGATAGTATGCAGACTGATAGCGCTTATGTCCCATCAATGCCAGCCCTTACGATCGAAGTGATCTAAAGCTTTACAAGCATCGCCGTAACGATGATGAATGTATTTAATCGAAGCCTCTATCTGTCCCTTAGGGCTTAAGTCTCTATACCAAGTAGATCGCATCTGGCCCAGCCCATAGTGAGAACCATTCCTTGCCTTCGGATTCCACCTTGATTCATAATGAATTAACCAATTAAAACACTGAAACTCTTTCCAACTCATTTGATTGTATGCATACAACTTGAGATTCATATCTGCTTTTGATGGCGTTGTATTTATAATTGTAAGAACGGCAGCTATAAGGGTCAGAGTCATCAGACGAAAGACAAAGGGCTGCCCTAAGCGCTCTGCGACGGGCTGCCTTCGGGCCCCGCCTCGCAGGGAGTCTATCATCGTTGTCAAGTAGGTTCTCATAAGTGCAGGTCAAAGCCTTTCTATTCGAGTTCCAATACTTTTCTCACATCAATCTCTTGACTTCCATTTAATCCAATTATGGCTTCTCTTAGCTTCTCACGTCCATCTCCGTGAAACTTCGTCATTAAGAATGGCTCTGACTGGCTACCTTCCAACCACTCAACCGGCTCACCATTGGGATCAATAACTAAATCATCAACGTAATTGAATTTATCCAATATTGCATCAACTGACGATTCTCTTACCGATTCAACTATTTCACTAGGCACATTGGCTTTGACCCAATCAATAAACTTTTTATCCGACTTAACAACCCACTTGAACTTTGGTTTAGTGGTTGTTATGTAGGCAACTACCTCATCACCCAATTCAGCCTTTACTCGATCAGCTCCGAGGCTATCCATCTCGGCTTTTAATTCAGCTCGTAACTCATCTTTCAAGCGTTTTGCTTGGTCTGCCAGCAGGCTAATCGCCGCTAGTTTTAGACTTAGATCCTTGATTGTCATTTCGCTCCCTTTTCTTTGCTCTATTTAATCTGATTTCTAACGATGCCAGATTTACACCCATATCTCGGGCGATGAACTCTTTATCGAAGCCCCACTCCAGCATTTGCCGGATATATGCAATGGAGTGGCCGCTTCGCCTTACTTTGTCTTGCTCGCCCATCCATCTCCCTTAAAATGAGTTGGAATGACTGTAAATATCTTGCGTAGAGGATAACTGCACCAGCAGCTCATTGATTGACCGGCCGATTCGATTGTTAGTGTGATTTCTATCTGCTCTTCGCATCGATCACAGTAATAATCATATGTCGGCATCGATAAACCTTTCTAATGTTGCGTTGCCATTCCAGTAGCGTTCTTTGATGCGCTCCTGCCCATTGGCTATTTTACAGATACGGCATTTAGCTGCCTTCATCTTGTAATTACCGCATTGGTCGCACCGGTCAATTTCATCCTCTCGACTAATTACTCGGTCAATTGGATCAAATAGGCGCTGCTCAAAGCAATTTTGACACTCCATCAGCCAGACCATTTCGCCAGGTTCAATCTCGGACTCGTAAGCGGTAATCCCTCGATGGGGAGTCACTTTCTTACAAGGGCCACACTTGAAAGGATGCATTTCGTTAATCACCGCTGAAACGCCCACTTACCATCTGATCCAATTTTCATCCATCGAGCTGAATGGCCGGATTTTGGAACTGGACAGACCCATCCTCGATATTCTTTGCCTTCCTTTGTGCCTTGCTTGAGAATCATCGGGCCGCAACCTTGTGCGCACAATGGAATCTCATCGATTATCTCAGCACCAAATTCTTTAGCCATATCACTGACATCCCAGACGATTGGCTCGGGATCATTGGGCCGTTGTTCTTTTATGAATTCAGCCAATTCTGGCTTTGTTGTCTGAATTGGTTTCTTTGGAGCAACAGTTGGCTTTGCAAAGTAGCCAGCGAGGTTAAGAGCTCGACCAAGAGCACCTGTTTCCGCAAGTTCCAAACTATATTGTTTAGACTTCGACTCTGACGATAATCCGGTTGTCCAAGCCGCAGGATCAGCCTCAGTCCTAAACAACTCGCATTTAACAATATAGACATCACAAGCACTTGTAAGCGATTCTTCAAGGACGTGGGTCTTAATTCGGTAATCCGGATACGCATTAATAAACTCCTTTAAGCGGTCTTGCACACTTACATAATCATCAAGGTAATTCGACATTTAATTTCTCGCTCCCTGCGAACTGTTCGATCGCATAATCTAATTGTTCTTTTAACGACCAGAATGTTCCATCCGGCCAGTTCTGCACCTCATTGGCGCAAGGTTGGCAATAGAACCGCACCTGCGCCCTTCGGATAGGTGTTTCAGATTGGACTTTCCATACTGCTGGACTTTGTGCCAATGGATGCCAAGATCCATCTTTTAATTGGCCCCATCTACTTTTACAAATGTCACACCATTGTCTTGGATTAGAGTTGCGAGTCAGACTCAACGTCGTCCCAATCTTCTGGTGTAGAAAATCTGCATCGACCCAAGATAGCGGCGTATCCAATGAGATCGAGATACGAATCTTCGCGCTCTGGACTTTCCACCATTCTGCTGAGTTTGGTCGCGATAAAGATAAGCGCCACGTCAGCTGGGTCTCTGAGCTGAATACCGAGCAGCTTTGCGATTTTGTAAATGCGTAAAAGATTGTGCCTCGGGTCGCCATATTCCATCCCTCGGTCTTCAAGGGTGTCACCAGCGTCCGAGACCCAGTCACTTAACGATCTCTCTGACATTGATACTCGCTCTCCCTCGTTTATAGCCTTCGTTAAAAGCTTTGGCTTTGATGCTGATATATGTCCGGTAAATGATCCAGACACTTGAGCAATATGCGGCCCAGATAATTGCATCAGAATATCTATTCCACATCTGCACTCACCCCAAATCTATCTAGCCAATATGCGGATATTTCTTCGCGACTTAAACGACCGCGAGCAGACTTGCGTCCAAGCGACTCAATTGCGTATCTACGGATTATCTGGCCTTTAACGTAATTAGCGCCATCAGACCAAGCACCCGAAGTCGAATCAAATCGAATTACTTTCGGATTATTTATCACTTACTCTCCCTTCTAAACCCTAGAAAATGGATTTAGTGGGATAAATGTATTTAGATAAATCTATTTAGACAAATAGGAGCTCGGCGTGGCGAATATCTAAGAAGGCGCATAGTTTTTCAATAGTGCCTCTATTGGCAAAATCGGTCTTGTCCGGCAATGGCCTTAAAACCCATTCTACGGCCTCTATAGCCCCTAAATCGAACTGATAGACCCCTTGTGGGGTTGAGTTGATATAAAGCGTCCTAGCGCCCGTTCTAGCCCTTATATCGGCCAAATAGTCCCACTTCCGCTTCTCAATCAGCAATGTCGGGTAATGGGTGCGGCGACACTTGAGTTCGATGTATGCGTCGTGGGTGATGCCGTCGTGCTTGTCGGTCGGTGAAACTGGCGTCAGGTCTGGATAAACGGCCTTTAACGCCTCGAATAATTCGACCTCGCGAAGATAAATTAGTCGTCATCCTCATCGAAATCATCAAGCGGATTCTTGATGGGGTCTTTCGGATCAACTATCCAATCGGGATATGAGCTGCGATCCATTGCGAAAGCAAGAGCTGAACCTTCGTCCATACCGGCTCGACGGCAAGCGTCATACACTTCTTTGGCAGCAATAGCCCAAAAATCCAGTTTTGTAAGGATTGGCTCTTTCGTCGTCTTCCGACGTTTAGCCACCTTCTTCACCGGCTTCTTAGCGCGCTTTGTTGCCACCCTTTGCCACCTTTCGACTGAGGGCCAATTCTAACTGACTCTCCATCTTGTCGAGGCGCGACACAATCGGAATGTTTTCAAGTTTTATGATGTAACGAAGGCCAGCAATAAGCAAGGCAATTGATCCGAGAACTGAGGCAACGAATCCAGCGATTGAATTGATGTCCATTACCGGACTTTGCCGTATCGCTCGTAGTTGGGGTTGAGCCAGTTAATCACGGAAGGCAACACACTCACAAGTGCCGCATTGAGAATGTAATCGGGTTGAAGACCGACCGAGAGGTATGTTGATAGAGCCGTCGCGAGGAAAGTCTTCGCCCACGTTTCCGCCATCTTTTTCAATTCGTTCATTATTGTCCCCTTCTAGGTTAAACCAAGATCCGTCTTTATCTCCCAAAGTCGTAAAGCTGATATGAAAGTGATGCCGGTGAGGATTAATCCCTTTGTATTTGCGCCATTTCCAATTCAGAATTGGCGATGAGATACGGCCATCAAAGATTAAATACTTAATACGTTTATCGCCTCGCTTGGCGCATTTGCGGATTTTCTCGACTAGCGCGTGAGCTTCTTCCGGATGACTTCCCAAGTCGCTCGTAATATCGAGACCCCTAACGATTCCGTTTTCATCAGGGTTATGATCCGATTTACGAGCCGAATGTCTTGAGTCGCCGATCCAGCCGTCACTTTTACGCGATCTTTCGATGTAAAGGTCATCTATCTGCTCCCTTAATTGCTGACCGGCTTTGCATAATTTGGGCATAATCTTGAAAATTGTGCTACAGACCAAGCGCTTTTAAGTCGTCAGCAGTAAGTCCTAGCGCTGCCAACTTTGCTTCAGCTTCTGCTTTCTTCCTTGCTGCTTCTGCTTCTTGTTGTGCTTTCCAAGCATCTACTTTAGCAAAACCATCCAAAAATTCTTTTTCACTTAAACCAATTTCTTTAATCCAAGTGATGTCCGAATAATTATCACCATTGATAACCCATTCTATGTTGGGACATAGCATCGTTAAAACTTCATAACCTTTTGCCATTATGCACCAATTTCTAGTAATACGATACTTGATGTTGAATTATCTGTTTCTTGATTCTGCACTCGGGTTCCAGCGACATTATTATTGGAATTAAATTGACATTTATAAGTAGTTGCAGAAGTTGTTGCTGGCGAATCCAAATATGCCGTGCTTACTGTGCCGATATTGTTTGTTGCCGTCGAAGCAGTTTTACCGGCTCCGCCTGACATTTGCACAATGGTCGTTGCCCCTCGAAGCAATCTAATGTTGCAGGTTGTGTTACCCGTGTCTTTAGCGACTCCAGCGATGGTTGCTAATACTAGAATTTTGCTTGTGCTGGCCGAAGGAGTAATAGTTGCCGTTAATCCAGTATCAGCGTAAGTCGAGCTGCTACTTGTTGTTTCAGTTGAATATGTTGCTGCAACAACTTGTAAAACTTTTCCACCGCCACTAGGCGTAGCCCATTTTAATCCTGTTGCCGTTGTTGAATCGGCGGTTAAAACTTGTCCATTAGTTCCAACTGCTAAACGCGAAAATGTATCGGCTCCAGTTCCGCCAATTAAATCTCCTTTAGCATCAAACGCAGTAGCGACGGTATTGGTGACGACTGGTATTGGGCCAGTTCCAGAAGCTACTGAAATACCAGTTCCAGCTTGAACTTCGGTTATATCGCCTTGATCGTTTGCAATCCAAGTAAAATCCATATCCGTATTGGATGCTTTAGATAAAATTTGTCCGGTTGTGCCACCTTTCAAATCAACCATCGATGTATCGATGCCGTTACCCAATGTGCGAATGGCTAATGCGCCATCCTTCACAAGATCCGTGTCAGCCGGAGTCGTCCAGCCGAAGTTAGTTGTTGTTGGCATTAACTAATCACTCCAATCGCGTCCTGCCATTCTAAGGTGTTAAGGATACTATTCCAGCTTTCTGCCGCATTGACTTGATCCCAAGTTTGAGCGACTGCCGAGAATTCTGTTGGTGAGGCCGTAAAAGTCAGATTTAGGCCATTTTGAGTGCTGGTCCAAGTCCAGCCTTCGATGTAGCCAGTAAATTCGCCGCCATAGATATTGATAGGCAAATTGGTAATTTTGACTGGTTGGCCCATAAATATATTTAATAGAGCATCTCGATTAGAATTTCCAATTTCTGGATTTTGTAGCGGATAAGTGATGGAGTCAAAATAGGCTCGAGGATAGGCTCGCAAAGCAACCTGCCGATTGGCAACGTTTTGAGCATCGGTAGCGTCGTGAATATAGGAATTCTCTTGAACTTGGTAAAGACCATAAAGGTCAATTGAATCTTGATCCGTAGCAGATTTGGAACTATTGAAATTGTTGCCATAGTTGATTTGGTATTTATTGACGATTTTGCCAGAACGCACTGATTGGCGAATTCCTTGAGCGAAGGCTTCGCGTCCATCTAATTCGGTATACCCGTTGGCTAGAAGGTAATTTTGACGATGAGCTGCGTCGGCATACCCAATTTCGCCGTTGGCATTTTCATAAATATAGCCAAGAGCTGAATTGGCAATTTGAGTAACGATTGAATAATAATCAATTGGATCAGCCGAGCGTTGTTCCATTTTGTATTGGCCCGGCCTATCGATGTCCCCAAGACCAACATCTCCAGCATTTATCCATTGAGTCGTTGGATCATAAGAAGACCATTGAGCGGCAGGTGATACTTCATTCCAAGAGGCCAATAAAAGGTCGCTTAAAATTGTATAAATTTGATCGCCGTCGTCGTCTTGAGCTAATGAAGTCGTCCATACGGCCTTATAAAGTTTTGATAAAGCGCCAAGAGCAATAATTTGGATTTGAGTCACATAATTGGCTTCGCCAGCGGATCTTATGCTCGTCGTTATGTCGGATAGTCTGCCGCCGAAAATTGACACCCAGTTTCCGGAACTATCTTTTACTTCAATTGTGACGCCAGTATTGACTGTCCAAGTATAGGTTGTGTTGGAAGTATTAACTAGCGTTAAGTTGCAATAACCAGCTTGTGCTTGAGTATTGATGTCAGTTCGGCCACTTGTTATGGTAAAACCAACCAACGTCAAATCGGTTGCGTTTGTGCCGTTAATTAAAACTCGATATTGAGGCGTCCAAACTGTCATAACAGATTAAAGGCGATTGACCCACCGCCGCCAGTTCCTCGAGCGCTTGCTGTGTTCAGCGCTGAAACGACTGCTCGACTGAATCCTTCTTCATCGATGGCGCTTGGCGCATTGACGTTAATGGTTACGCCGGATGCAGCTGCGATTCCAGCCAAAGTCGTCGTATTAACGCCGGATTGGGCAAAAGTCGGCATTGAGATTGCGGTGGTTGATCCGACCGGAACGCTTGGCGCTGACGCCACAACTTTAGGCGCAGTCGTAACTGGCGCTGGAACCGACGTCTTGGGGCTGACTGGCGCAGCATTAGCAGATCCGCTTGATGGTGGAATGATTGATGCGCCACCAAAAGGAAGACTGGCCGTTGGAACACTTCCGGTCATTGTTGGTGATGATGTGGCGATATTTGGAATGGTCGAGATATTAGGAAGAATTGGGATTGCGTTATAGGCGCGAATGATTTTATTGACCGCATCAATGACGTCATTAGCCAATTCTTTGACTTTGCTGGTGACTGTCCCGATGATGTTAATGATTCCAGCGATTGTTGCGCCAACGGATTTGATAGCGCCAACCAAAGCAGTCTCGAAAATAGGCACTAAATATGTTTTGATAAAAGACCATAAATCGCGTAACGCGGCTTCATTATTCTTAAAAGCCTCAACGATTGGATCGATGGCTGCTCTCTTTGCTTCTTGGAATTTAGGTATTAAGACATTAACTACATAATCCAAAAGTCTCTGAATGATTGGCAACAATTGGGCGCCAATTGCTTCTTTAGCTTCATCAAAGCCGACTTTTAATCTGGCAATTTGACCCTCAAAGGTATTGGCTTGCGCGGCGGCTGCTCCGCCAAAAGTTTGACCTAATTGGGTTACTGCACCCTCAAGACCCATTGTTTTAATTTCGGCAGCGGATAAACCAATTCCTAAACGAGCGAGAGACGCGGTATTGCCTTCATAGGCTTTACCTAAGGCGTTAGATACTGTCTCAACGTCTTTGCCAGTTGCCGCTGAAATGTCAAGGGCAAGAGTGAGAAGTTTTTGTGACTGCTCGACTGATCCGGTTGCAGTTGCGAGTCTTTGCAGAGCCGGACGAAGTTTGTCATCTGCGACACCGGTGGCGAGTGCGGTTTTACTAATCTGATCCTCAACGGCCTTAATTTGAGCCTCAGTTGCCCCTGTAACGTTCTCTAAAGCAAGCGCTAGGCGCTTTTGAGCAGCTTCATCTTCTATGGCCGCTTTGACGCCTTCAATGGCTAATTTGCCCGCATAGGCAGCAGCCGCAGCAGCGGCAGCAGCAAAAGCCGCCGCAGCGACCTTGCCAAATTTTTCCAACTTACCGCCGAAGGTTTCGACTTCATTAGAGCCAATATCTAATTTCTTTTTAAGGTCATCTACGTCTGCGAGAATTGATAACTTAAGGGTTCTACTTCCGGCCATTAGTCGTCCCACTTTCCAAGAATCTTAGAAAACGCATCTTCCCACTTTGCAATTAATTGAGGCTGAATTTTGCGAAGTGCCGGATAGATGAAATAGCCAGAATTTCCTCTGCCTTGTCTTGGGGTGCGTCGTGGGAATTGACGATAACGATTAGATCCGAATTCATAACCTGCCCAGAGGTCTTTAGTTGATCCCCCACCAGAAAAGCGCTGACTCGCGAATCCATAAGAGAGCTCGCCAATCTTCGAGGTTTTGGAAACTTTAACGCCACTTGTAATGCGATCGACAACGGCTTGTCCAAAGGTTCTTGTGATGCCGTAGGCCTTAACCTCGTTGGCGGCATATTGAGCAAGCGCAAAACTTTCGCGTTTAGCCGCATCAACAGCTTCATCATCCATCGCTTTGAACGCGGCAATGATTGAACGAAGTTCGCGCTTGTCATAGCTGATTGGTTCATCTGCCACGTCCGTTGCGCTCCTTCAATATGTCAATTGCCGTTAATACTTGCTCGATGTCCGTCCATTCGCTCATCGGAATTCCTGTCGCGATTGCGACTTCAATGAGAAGCCGATTTACGCTTCCGGACTCGTAGCTTTTGGGCTTTCATCCCCAATCAACATTTCATCAATTGAGAGTTCCCAAATTTCTTGCGACTTTGTGGGTTTTCCAGCTGCTTCTCGCTTGTAAGCGTAATAAGCAAGATCTAGAAAATCGGCTTGCTGGTATGCCGAAATATCCTTCATTGAATAAATCGACTTGCCAGTTTTGCGTTCCCACTTAGCCCATTCAGGTAAGCCGGCCACATAAGTAACCGACTCACCTGTTATGTATTTAATTGTTATTGATAACTTCATCTCCCGATGCTCCGATCTATTAGCTGAAGGTCTCTGTTACTGCGCCCTTCGATACCTTGAAGGTGAAGGATACTGTTTGCGCATCAATTCCCGATCCACCAGCTGTTGGGAATTCTGGAAGGATTGGAAAAACAAATTGAGCGCCGGTTGCGGCGGTTAATGTAACGCTGATGTCTGTATCTGGTGCTGATTCTGCAGCTGCCCAAAGTGCTTCGCATACTGAGTTAGCTTTGCCCCAGTCTGCGAGCATATCTAACTGGAATGTGCCTTCGATATTGACTGTCTTGTAAGCCTCGCCGTCGAGAGTTTGATAGGTCTCGCGGACATTGGTCTTAGTCAAAACTGCGTTTGTCGCTTGGGCTTCGATATCTGTTCCACCTGTGAAAGATAGCGAAATGTCGCGACCGGTGATGACTGTGGTTGCCACTTTTTCTCCTTAGTTGGTCTGTGTGTAATAGGTGGAAACGCGAATATCAGCGACCAATAAATTGACCGCTCCCACTTGCGTAACCGATGGCCGTTCTACTGGGCCGACTGTGTAGCCGTCCGGAATTACTGCCAAAACTGAAAATATCAGCTGCTCAAGATTGTCAAGAGAAGCTGGATTGGAAAGATAAGCAACTCCGCAAGTAATCGTCATATTAATCTTGGCGTGAATTGTTGAGTCGTTGATTGTGTTTAATTCTAAATAAGGTGAATCTGGAACAAGAATAACCGCTGGAACTTGCACAGCTTCGGGAACGTATGAATAAACGTTAGCCGAAACGGAGGCGAGTGCAGTAGCCAGCGGTGTCCGGATAGACGATAAAACTGTCGAGGCAGGCATTAACCCACCATCGCATCGGTATCAAGATAGGGACCAAGTAGGCCAGTTACCTTTGCCAATAAATTCTTAGAAAGTCTGTAAGGTGTGACTGCAAAATCTATTCCTTCAATGGATCCACCGGCAGCGGTTCTGGCTTGGAAGATTTCGACAGAAATAGCCAAAACTGCAGCTTCGACGTTAGCATTTCCGACATAGGTTGATGCGCCAGAGAGCGCAGCGTTTCCGGCTGGGATAATGTTCTTTTCCAGTATGTCAGCATTTGTGATGGCGGCGGTAAATACATAGGGGCCAATTAAATCATCTGTGACTGTGTGAGTGCCGTTAAAAGGTGATCCGACACTTGTAATCACAACCGATTGACCTTCGGTAAATTCGTGAATTGTTGCGGTGTGGAAATAAGCAACGTTATTTTCTAAAGAAACTTTGTTAATTTTGCTTTGGAAGGTAACGAGCATCGGCAAGATCAGATTCTCACTTGCATCCACAATGTCGGCAAGATAAGCGTCTGAATATAGGGAAGACGAGACGCCAAGAATAGTCCTTAGCTCTGCAGCCGTAACAATTGTTGGCATCTCGTTTCCTTTCGATCTAGAGGGTGACAGGCCAGCTCGGGAGCGGACTGGCCGTCACTTTTAGGGATTTAACTACGCGACCATCCAGCGATACGATCCGGAGCCAATTTTCGTTGCCAAGGCTCCATAGCCATAGTAAGCGACTTCGATTTGACCATTGAGGGCAACGTTTGTCTGAAGACGGAAACGTGAGGATTCATACCAAGTGTATGCATCTGGATTGATAACGATGATGGTGTTGTCGCCAACGCCTGAACCTGTTGTAAGGTTACGATCAACGCGGAAGTTCAAGCCGAGAAGATTTCCAACTGCTGAAGTGCTGGAAAGATTTCCGCCTTGGTTCATATTGCCAATGAGGTTCTGATAAATCGGACGTCCTGCATCAGCGAGGTTCTGAATCGCGCCCCATTGCTGAGGTGATGCGATGATGTTTTGAGCAAATCCGAGAGTTCCAGCGTAGATTGAAACGCCAGCATCGGAGATGAAGTCAAGAAGACCAGCAGCATCGAGAGTGCGGTTGCCGCCATCTGTTCCGCCAGCGATTAGGCCAGCGACAACTGCGACGTCGGTTGCCTTTGCGTATGCGTATTCCATTTGACGAACGAGTTCATCGAAGAACGCTGGTGAAGAACGATCAAGAAGTTCGACGGAGAAAGTTTGTCCGCCGGCATACTTCTTAACGGATACTGAAAGGAATTCGTTTGTCATTCCTGTCTCATCAATTGCAGCTGCTTCAGCTTCTTCGCCTACTGTTGGAACTGCGGTGATTTTAGGAATCTCGAAAGACATTCCTGCATCTGGAAGAACGCCGCGAGATACCGAATCAACGGCTGGGCGATCTGCATTGGAAAGTGGGTTGATGATTTCGGTCAATTGACGTTTTGGGATGAGACCAGCGTTGTTGCTTGTGGTGTCATCTGCAGCCATCACATATTGACGAGCAGCATCATCACCGAGCTTAGCGCGAACGCTATTCTCGAGATATTTCGCCTTTGTGAACTCAAGGCGAGGAGTGGTGAAGAACGCTGGGCGTGATGCCGCAACAGTTTCCACCTTGGCAGCTTCTACCGTTTCTTCGGCAGGAGCTGGAACGGTAGTGTCTGACACTTGTTCTCCTTCGGTTGGGTTGTCTGCTTCAGCGGTTGCCGGAGCAGAATCTTCTTTGGGTGTTTCATTCTCGGAAGCAGCGACTTCGCTTACTCGAGCAGAATCAATTGCAGGATCAGTAACAAGAGAAACTTCATCGAGCGTTGCTGAGGTGATCTGCATAACGCCTTTGTTATTTGTCCATTCGTTTATTTGTGCGCCGACGCTAAATCCGTCGCGCAATCCTTCGGTGGCTTCAACAAGCGCATCTTCGCCGGCCATTGTGTTAGCGATACGAAATACGGCCGTTATTCCTCGATCCGTCAATTCGTGACTGACAAGTTTTCCTATCGGTCTTGTTCTGTCGTGCTCGAGGAGCAATTTAACCGGCTTCATCTCAATTGAATCAGCAGCGAAGACAGTTGGCCCGACAGAAGTATTTCCCTGCTCGTTCCAAGTGACAATTGTGCCGCTAATGGTGCGCTTTACTGTGTCCGCAGCCGTGACAGTCATTGGCATATTGATCTTCATCGGATCAAGTCCTCTTCTTCTTGGATTTGCTCAACGCTCATCGCGCCGATGCGGTTTAGGATTTCATAAACCTGCGCACGTTCCAATGGGTTGCCGCGCAGGAAGTCGTCCAAGTCAAAACGCACTTCGGTTGTTGCTGGGACGAAATCTGGCATTGATAAACGCTTTTCAATTGCAGTCAATAATGGACGAAGTGAGAAATCAACCAAGGAGCGCCGTTCACTAATTGAATTTGAGTATGTCATCGAAGTAGTTTCGGCGCTCAGGAAGTATGCTGGAATTCCAGCTGCTCGAGCCAATTCTAATGCGACATATTGACGTGCTTCGGCAAGTTGTAATGATTTTGGATCATAACCAAATTCTTTGAGATCAACGTCAGCATTAAGGAAAGCCGTTGAGCGAGTTTGACGAGCAGTTCTCCAAGCTGAAAGAAGTGATGAAACTCTTTCAGCAGTTAAATTTGTTCCGTTTGATTTGAGAACCATTGACGGATTAGGTTCTTTTGCGTAATTAACCGCAGCGTTCTCGAGATAAACCGCAGCAGCGACAGTTTTACCTGCGCGATGTAAAAATCCTTCGTCGTAACCATCAAAGCGAATAATTGAACCAATTCCGGAATTTGGCACATCCATTCCATCGACTTTGTATGACTCAATCATTGTGTTACGGAAATTTGTATCGACAGTTACGCGATCAGGTGAAACGCGAGTCCAAGCGCGAACTTTTCCGCCGTCGGTTGCAGAATACATTTCAAGGACTTGTCCATACCCTACGCCATAAAGCCAAATATCTTCGGCGAGCCAAGTGTAGATAAGTGATCCGGGAACTCTTGGGTCGGGTTGATTGATAACGCGCAACGGATCAACGTGTTCGCCGGTAAGTTTGTTATATTGCTCGAGAGGTAATGAGCCAGTCGTTCCGCAGATGATATTTCTAGCGCGAGCAATTGAAGGAACGCTCATTGCAAGCTGACGAGTCGTATTTGTTGCTCCGCCGAGAATGTTATAGACGGAATCGCTAATTTGGACGGGAGTTAGCGCGGCGGTGACATCGCTGGACTTCGGCGGTGTCTCCGCAATTACTTGTGGAAAGAAGAAATCTCTGATAGCACCCATTGAGCCTTTATTGTAAAGGCCTTGTGTTACAAGATAACAATATCGACGCCATCATTTGCTTTTGTGGCGTAATGAGTAGCCATCGCAGAAGCGACTGCTCCACAAATAATTGCATTTGAGACTTTGCGACCCATTACCCATCCGCCATCACCGAAAGGCAACTTGACAGCGGATAGGCATTGTTTAGTCAGCTCATCTTGTCCCGAGTGAGCCAACCGCTGCGACGAAATTGCTCCCAGTAATTCATCGCAGCTTTGGGCGTAGTCGATGCCATCTATCGGCTCAGTCTTGATCCCAGCCGGTGCTAATCGCGCAGCAACGGCGGATGCAGTTCTGGCTGAATAGGCAACCAATTGCACCGGATATTTGCGAACCCAATCGGCTAAATCATTCGCCAAAGATTTATCGTCGAGGTTAGACGGATTGAACCAAGTCTGCAGCAGAATGACTTGGAACTTATCACCTTCGAGTTTTTGGCTTGCGACTAAGGCCGCTTGCTTGCGGTCCGGACTGAGATCGATAGCCAACCAAGTGTCCATCTCGGGATCAAGTCTGAGACCCTCGACTCGACAAGATTCCCATTGAGACGGATTGATGACTGGGTTGATGGTATCGACCCATTGGCATAAAACTTCTGTGCGCACAATATCTTCGGGGTCTGACAGGACGGCTCGGATATTGTCCGGATGAACTGTGTGACCGAGTGACGGATTGGCTTGGCAGACACCTAGCCAAAAGTCCGCTGAGTTATCGAATTTGATGCCGTTCGGCGCAGACCATTCGAACCAACCAATGTCGTCCGTGCCGCCGTGAATGGCAGCGTAGGCTCGTTCGCGTAATTTATTTAAGACAATCGAGTGTTGATCTCCGGCATTGGAATAAACCCATATCTGAGGATTTGGACTAGCCATCTGCGTATATCGCAAGGCAGACCATACGTCTTCGTCTTTATATTCTCTTGCCTCATCGAGGTGAATACATTCGGGCGCCGCGATTCCTCGACCAGCTGAGTTATTGGCTCGAACGATATAACGACGGCCTTCGGTGAATTGCAATTCTTGAAATCCCTTACTTTCTAGCTTCTTAGTGAATTCGGCGGCTAATCTGGGAGTCTGCTCGATAATCCCATAAATTTTGTAAAACAATTCGGCGGAAGTTGTTAGTTTGTGGGCCGTATGAACCTGTAATTTTTCTTTAAGAACGTAGATTCTGAACAAAATTTGTAGCGCCATAAAGGTTGATTTGCCTTGCTGACGTGCGCATAAAAGGGTAACGACTGGGTGCGCCCATCGACCATCCGGCTTGTATTTAAGGGAGTGATGAGCCAACCATTGTTGCCAAGGTAACAACTCGAAGCCGATTTCTTCGCAGAATCGGATCATTTGTTCGCCGTGAGAGGGTAAATCGCTGAGTTTTGTGTGAATTCGTGGGTTTGGCACACCACGGTAAGCCGATTCGTCCCTAGTGCGCGCTATCTCCCTCGATTGCTCCATTATTCTCCAGAGTCGGCCAGATAATGAACGGACGACCCATTTTCAGGGAAAATCTTCCCAATGGGGGTCGTGGGTCTGGATGCGCGCTCAAAAAAGGTGGGGGTCATACGATCGCGCTTAGAACTATTGCATTGAGAGCAGCAAGCCACCATATTAGAAGCTTCATCAGTTCCACCCTTGCTGATAGGTATTAAGTGATCAACTGTATTGGCTTCTTGACCGCAGTAATGGCAAGTATTGTAATCGCGTTGCAACACTTGCAATCTAGTTCGCTGGTAATAGGTTGAGTTATATCTTCTACTCAATGCCAGCCCCGAATCTCAAGGTGATTAAGTGCATCGCAAGCATCTTTGTATCTATGGCGGATATAGTTGTAATGCACATCTATCTGGCGCCTAGGGTTAAGGTCTCTATACCAAGTAGAACGCATCTGACCAAGGCCATAGTGGGATCCATTACGAGCTTTAGGATTCCATCTACTCTCTTTATGAATTAGCCAGTTATAACATTGGAATTCTGACCAATCCATTTTGTTGTAAGCATAAAGTTTGAGATTCATATCTGCATTTGCTGGCTTTGGATTAAATATTGAAAGTAAAGCAGCTATGACCGCCGTAGCTATCAGGCGAAGGCAATGGCCCCCCTCAACCTCTGTTGCAGGGCCAGCTGCGCGCCCGCACTGTGGCGAGAGTGTAGCACCTAAGTCAAGTCGGTTTAACATAAGTCCTGTTCAGAGCGGTGTTTCATATCTACCCCATCTGGCATATCCATATGATCATCTACATCTCTCCAGATTGGATATATATCATCTTTCATTCTAACTCCCATATTTTCTTAAACTCTAACTGGCCTGATTGAAACGCGTTCTTCAGCGTTTCTTTGCCATCACTATGAAACTTAGTCATTAGATAAGGCTCAGACTGACTGCCTTCTAACCAATCTACTACTTCACCATTTGGATCAATAACTATATCGTCCAGATAATTAAACTTATCCAATATCGCATCAATTGATGACTCTCTTACTGATTCAACTATTTCGCTAGGGATATTAGCTTTAACCCAATCAACAAATCGCTTATCTGACTTGATAACCCACTTAAATTTAGGTTTAGTAGTAGTTACATAGGCGATAACATCATCTCCATATTCAGCCTTGACCCTATCTGCCCCAATAGCGTCCATTTCGGCCTGTAAAGCCGTTCTCAGCCTATCCTTGGCCTTTTTAGCCTCATCAGCTATTAGGCTGACTGCTGCTAGTTCCAGACTCAGTTCCTTGATTCCCATTCCTGCGCTCCCTTTCCTTAGCTCTTCTTAACCTGACCTCAAGTGATTCCAGGTTGATACCGCAATCTTTAGCAATAAACTCCTTATCAAATCCCCATTCCATCAGCTGACGGATATATCTAATAGAATGGGGTCTGCTCATTTGTCTTTACCTGCCCAGCCTTCGCCTTTAAAGTGGATTGGATTGGGTCTCCAGACTCTCCACATTGCAACCTTGCAATTATCGCAGATTACTTCACTTCTTAAGGTAATTGGCTGATATTCATCTTTAGTCGCTTCACATTTATCGCAGCGATATTCATAAAGAGGCATTGTAAGGTCTTTCCTTCGTTTCATTACCAGTCCAATATCGTTCTGATATTGATTCCAATCCAGCAGCTAATCGGCATATTCGACACTTTGCTGCCTTCATCTTCCATTTACCACATTGGTCGCACCGGACAATATCGTCCTCTTTGGCAGTTACGCGATCTGATGGATAAATGATTCTTTGCATAAAGCATCTTTGGCACTCAACTAGCCAGACTTCCTCGGGTGCTTCAGCAATATCTGTTGAATCGTATTTATGCAGCTCAATATGCGGAGTAACTAGTTTGCAGTTTGAGCAGATAAATGGATGAGCATCTTGCTTCATTTCTGAAATACCCAATGCCCATCTGAACCAATACGCATCCACTTAGCAGGATGACCAGACTTAGGTGTTGGACATACCCAACCCCTATATTCCTTGCCTTCCTTTGTGCCAGTCTTTAGCACCATTGGCCCATCTCCACCAGAACAAAGCGGAATCTCATCAATTATTTCTGCACCGAATTCTTTAGTTATCTGTGCAACATCCCAGACAATTGGCTCAGGATCATTAGGCCGTTGCTCTTTTATGAATTCAGCAAGCGCTGGTTTAGTCGTTTCAATTGCCTTCTTTGGGCTCGGTTTAGTCTTAGCGAAGTATCCAGCGAGGTTAAGTGCGCGTCCCAGAGATCCAGTTTCCGCAAGCTCGAGTGCATATTGCTTGGATTTAGACTCTGAGGATAAACCTGTAGTCCAAGGATGTGCGTCAGCTTCAGTGCGATATAGCTCAGTTTTAATGATATAGACATCGCAATTAGCGACAAGCGACTCTGCCAATATATGCGTTTTAATTCGATAGTCCGGGTAAGCATTTATAAACTCCTTTAATCGGTCTTGAACTGATACATAATCATCAAGGTAATTCGACATTTAACTTCTCTCTCCCTGCGAAATCATTTATCGCATCTTCTAACTGTTCTTTCAATGAATAAAATGTGCCATCTGGCCAGTTCTGTGCTTCATCGGCGCAGGGCTGGCAATAGAACCTGACCTGTGCTTTGCGAAGTGGTGTTTCGCTCTGGACTTTCCAAACTGCTGGAGTCATCGCTCTTAAGTCCCAGCCGTTCTTATTTGCTCCCCAGCGATATTTGCAGTAATCGCAGTATTGATTTTGATTATGATTGCGAGTCAGACTCAATGTCGTCCCAATCTTCTGGAGTAGAAAATCTGCATCGACCCAAGATAGCGGCGTATCCAATGAGATCGAGATACGAATCCTCGCGCTCTGGACTTTCCACCATTCTTGAGAGTTTTGTTGCAATAGCAATAAGTGCCAATTCAGATGGGTCTCTGAGCTGAATACCGAGTGCTCTCGCGATTTTGTAAATGCGTAAAAAATTGTGCCTCGGGTCGCCATACTCAATCCCTCGGTCGAATAAGGTAGCACCAGCTTCTTCAAGCCATTCACTTAACGATTTCTGTGTATCGGACACTTGACCTGCCTCTCTTATAGCCTTCATTAAAAGCTTTGGCTTTGGCTGAAGTAAATAGACTCCAGATATAAAGGCCGATAAATGGAACTCCAATGATGATTCCTACTACTGCTTCATCAGATAAATTAGGCAACATCTGCGCTCACCCCATATTTATCTAACCAATATGCTGATATTTCAGCCTTAGATAAACGGCCTCTCAGCTGCTTCTTGCCCATCCGCTCTTTAGCGAATCGCCTGATTATTGATCCCTTAACCCAATTTGTCTCATCAGTCCAAGCCCCTGCTTGAGAATCAAATCGAATAAGAGCTACTTTATTTACCATTTTGCTCCCGTTCTGTAATCCCTAAATGGATTAACGGG